AGCTATTCTTAAAAGTGCAGACTTGTTGGAAAAAGGGCAGTATGGTGCGTGTGAGGACTTGGTTAAACAGGCTGTACAAATTGGGTTGCAAAAAGACTTAGGCACAGATTACTTTGCAGATCCAAGGGCTAGACTAGAAGGTATTAAAGACAAAAACGGACAAGTTAGCACAGGCTGGCCAGCACTAGATAAGAAATTGTTTGGTGGATTTAACAGAGGCGAACTAAACATTTTTGCAGGTGGTTCGGGTTCAGGTAAGAGTTTGTTCTTGGCTAATTTGGGTGTGAACTGGTGCTTGCTAGGTATGAACGTGTTGTATCTAACATTTGAACTTAGTGAAGCATTGGTTAGTATGCGTGTAGATTCAATGACAACTGATATTGCAAGTCGTGACATTTTTAAAAGCATTGACGATGTTGAAATGAAAGTCAAGATGATTGGCAAGAAAGCAGGTGCATTCCAAGTCAAGTATATGCCCACAGGTAAGAACGCAAACGATTTAAGAGCATACATCAAAGAGTATGAAATCAAAACAGGACGCAAACTTGATGTTGTGCTAGTAGACTATTTGGATTTGATGCATCCAAATGCTGTTAAGATTTCAGCAGAGAACTTGTTTGTTAAGGACAAGTATGTATCAGAAGAACTGCGTAACTTGGCTATGGAACTTAATACGGTGTTTGTTACAGCATCGCAGTTGAACAGAAGTTCAGTTGAAGAAATTGAATTTGACCATAGTCACATATCTGGTGGTATTTCAAAGATCAATACAGCAGATAATTTGATTGGTATCTTTACAAGTAGAGCAATGCGTGAGCGTGGACGCTATCAAATACAACTTATGAAAACACGTAGTAGTAGTGGTGTTGGACAAAAGATTGATTTAGAATTTGATGTAGATAGTTTACGTATACGTGATTTAGGCGAGGATGAAGAATACAAAGAATTTGAGAAACGCAAGTCAACCGTATTTGATCAAATCAAGCGCAATAATACACCCGCAGTTGAAAAAGAAGATCCCAGCGAAGGCGACACGGTAGGCAAAATTCGTGCAGAAGCAGACAGCACACAATTAAGAAACTTTTTGAGTAATTTAGGATCTTAATCAAAAATTATTTTTGCCAACGAATCTTGAGACTAAATAACTTGCGTTTAAAAAACGCTAGGCAAAATATTTAGACTACAAGAGGCTAACATGAAAACAGATTTAGAAAACATACAAAGGCTTTATGACAGATTTAAAAGGCCAGTACCTGAAGGTACAGAATATCAAGAGAGACTAGTTGAAGAGTTTGAGTTAATACTAGACCTACGCTTCACAGAATACTTCCTACAAATTTGTGACATTATAGATCTTACCACTGATATCAAACACATGACACGTGGATCAGCGGGCAGTAGTCTAGTGTGTTACTTGCTTGGGATTACAGACGTGGATCCCATCAAGTGGAAGATACCTGTGGCGAGGTTTATGAACCCACTGCGTGATGACCTACCGGATGTTGATATCGATTTTGAACATTGGCGACAAGGTGAAGTTATGAATCGCATATTCAAAAAGTGGCCCGGCATGACGGCAAGGTTGAGCAACTATGTCACGTACAAACCAAAAAGTGCCAAACGTGAGGCAGCCAAACGATTGGGCGCCACAGGTAGACTTCCTAGAAACTTTACATATGAATCAGTAGGTGTAGATCCTACAGAAGCAAAACGCATAGAGCGTAAATTACTAGGCAAAAAAAGAGCAATATCAAAACATTGTGGAGGCATCGTTATGTTCACTAGAAAACTACCTAAATCACTTATCTCAGAAGACAACCAAATATTATTAGACAAACACGAAGTTGAGGATCTTGAACACCTCAAAGTTGACATACTGGCCAATAGAGGCTTGAGTCAACTACTGGAAATAGACCCGCATACAGCATTAGAAGACTATCCTGAAGAGGATGCAGCAACAGCAGCATTGCTTGCTAGAGGCGATGTACTAGGTGTTACACAAGGGGAAAGCCCTGCTATGCGTAGACTATTCCGTGCAATACAACCTACCTGTGTACAGGATTGTGTGTTTGCTACAGCCCTTGTACGACCTGTTGCTATGAGCGGAAGACAAAAAGCAGCAGTGTTCCAAGACTGGTCGCAAGAAGCAACACAAGACAGCATTGTATTTGAAGACGATGCTATAGAAATTATAAGTAGCATTATAGGAGTAGATGCATATGAAGCTGATTCATACCGTAGGGCGTTTGCCAAAAAGAATGATGAAAAGATTTTGGAGTTTGTGGAACGCTTGGGAAACAACCCTCAACGAGCACAGGCCATGGCTGCACTACAGGAGTTATCCGGTTTCGGACTATGCCGCGCTCATGCTGTTAATCTCGGAAGACTCATCTGGGCACTGGCATACCAAAAAGCACACAACCCAGAAGCCTTCTGGAGAGCCAACCTCCGTCACTGCCAAGGAAGCTATAGAAGCTGGGTGTATCAAACAGAAGCACACAGACGAAACATACTAACTGAACCTGGTTGGTGGCACAGAGGATTTCCACGTGGACTAGGTGTACAACAGCGTTTCTTAGAACGTGTAAACTTTGCTGGTGTTATTGCCAACGGTAGAACATTCCGTGGCCGCAACGGACGCTATGTTACATTCCTCACACTGGGCACCAACTATGGTGAATACGTAGATGTAACCATACAAAAGCCGTTTCAGTATAGAGACGGCGACATAGTCAGTGGTAGCGGAGTTGTTAGACACCAAAACAACTCAGATTACATCAATTGTACAGATGCAAGATTGTTTACTTTTGCGCAATGGCGACAGGAGACATATGACGTCTAATACCAATTGCTCTGTGAGGATCAAACAAATCATAACGCACACGGTTTTCTTGATTGCCTCCTAGTATTACCCAGTATTCTCGATCGTTGTGTGTTTGTGTTTTGACATAAAATCCAACATGTCCTTGCCAACCTTGATTTCCTCGAGGAAAAACAACTACATCTCCACGCTGTATATCAACACGTTCTACACGAGTTCCCCAATACAGAAAACTACGTGCCATCAACGGTGGATAACGTGTTTGATCATTTAAACTGGGAATACCGTCTAGTTCTAGTACAGCATTGGCAAAGGCTGCACACCATTCTGTACGCACAGGATCAACGCCTACAAATGCACGTATCTCTGATCTATCTGCACGTTCTTCTAATCCTATATATGGTTGCGCTGTTACAACCGAGTCTTTTGTGTCAATGGTCCCACAGGCACCCAAGAACACGAATATTGCAATCGAACCCCTCATGTAATATTTAGTCGTCGTATATCCTGGTAAATGTTTGCCCCACAAGAGGATGTCGCAACTGCCAAGTTGTGCCCCAATTATCTGCTCCTACAGCAGTGTATTGTATAGTAAAGAAATTGGTATTCAACAACACAGCTTGTAAACCTGCATGATCATCAGTGACGCATCTATTGACTAGATCCAAGTGTATGCTGTGTTGATTGGGCAAAGCACACAATTCATCAATGCCTTCCCACCAACTATGATGTGTATCAGGTGGTTTGAACAGATCGTTAACTGCATGTAATACCTGTGCATCTCCTGGTCTCAAATGTTGTCGCAACAAATCCCATTGCCAAAAATGCCCACACTTGAAGTCTATGTACACAGGATCTGGTATATCCCATGTGCGTTCCACATGACCTACTTCACTGCAAAGTCTATTGTAACCTTGTTCAGCAGTGTATTGATCTATAACTATACAATGATCTGGTGAATAATCCAGTGGCAGCAAACCTGTGGCCATCCAAGCGGGTAATACGTTCATCACGATATTTATAATACACGAGTGAAACAGCCCAAAAGCCTGAAAGGTCTGCGCCGCCAAAAAGCCGCTTGCGGTAAACGCATTTTCCTAACAGCAGCGTAGCTGCTTGCGGTTTTAGCACCCACACTACTATTTGGATATATAAAATAAAAAAATCCCTTACCGTGTCATACGGTGCCTAACGACACGTCATATGGTATCTAACGAAGCGGTGAAGTGTTTTACTGGTATACAGCGTAGATCTCACAATGCTTTTATAATAACATAGCGACTATATCCTACGCAAAAAGACTATACCGTCCATTGGGTCTATAACGCTGTATACCTAAAGGTATTTATAAGAAAAATCAACATCCGTATACTTTAATGCTACATAACTTATCATTGACCGTTTACTATGTAATGCTATGAATCTTGCTCTATATGGTCCTGGAAAGTCTGGATGCTCTATCAATCGAAATCCATGATAGATTAACTCTACTTTGAAATACTGAACCTTACCCAAATGTGGGTAATTGAATGGATCTAGCGATGCTCTGTGTACTTGAACAAAGTATTGATTCATACAAATATTTATACACGTTGAATGTCCAGCATACGCTGTACAGCTCGAGCACTCCGTGAACTCGCAGTAGATCGGATCGAGTACGTTAATACAAGAGTGATATCACTCTCGTGATCGAAATGGGTCTGAGAGCCGCTTTCCTTCGAAAAGGGTCCTACAGGGTAAAAAAATTTGCTGCGCAAAAAATTATAGGGAAGTACTTATAGTTTCAGGGTGGTGAATTCTACACCCCATTAAGCTACTGCTAAGTCATTGTTTTTATTACATTTATTACGCCGGCCGGCCTCGATCGTTTTTTTATTTTTTCTCTACCGACCTGCCAAAAAAAAATGGCCGCCCGAGCGACCATAGTTCTTGACCAACGCCAACACAAATTAATCTAATCTTGAACCTGCATATGCTGTGAAGCCATAGCGTTTGAACACTGCTGCTGCTGCTCGTGCACCTGCTTCTAGTGTATCTACGTTCTGTGTAGGATACTTGCTAGGATTCCAAATGCTAAAGGTACGAGTCCAGTCCTGTGTAACACCTGCTGCCTTTAGCGCACGGCCCAGCTTGCTGTTGCCTTTCAGCTTTGTATCATTGTGTGAGTAGATGTTTACCCAAGCAAAGCCACAT